GGTGGGGTTTTTCCCCACCACGTACTTTATTTTAGTAGACACTTTTGTGTCGAATTTTTACACGTCTCTTTACGACTTATACACGTTATATGAGAGGCAAGATCTCTCACTTATATTCATAAGCCATAATTAGTATTCAAATATTCACATGAATTTTCTATTGAAACGTATTTTCTTCGCTTTTAGTCTATATTTGAGCGATATCAAAATTATTCACCCCCCTATATGTATTGTAGTATTGTGAACATGGGTGTGACTCACCCTTTAGGATCTTTTATGATCCGCTGTCGTTTTTTATTAATACTTGCTTTGCGACAATAAAAGATAATTCTCTAATGTCCTGAGAATTTTCGTAATTATATTAATGTATACGTGGCAGTACCGCCACTAAGATTATCCTTTTGGGATTATATCTAATATAAATGTAACTTATTAACATGTTTGGACCTGTGCGCTAGGATTACCCTAAACCTTGGGAATCTATTAGCGTAGCTGTGCACCTGACCGCTGAGTAATAACATCAAATATATTATTTAACCCTGACTAGTTGAATAGCCCAGTTGGCCCTAGTTATAAAAAATAGGATTGAGTATGCAGTAACTCAACAACTAACGATCTTAGTCCTGTTGTCCATGACATTATGTCGTCCTTTACACTTAACCCACTTTTAAATAAAAATAAAAATAATAAAAATAAAAATGAAATAAAATGTACTGAACAAACCTCTTATGCTTCTGATTTAGATATCATGGAACATAAGTTAGAACGAACCCTTACTTTTGATTATACTAGTCCTAAAGAGGCTAGTAAAGCTTACAAAAGTATACGTGATAATTATAAACTTCAAGCTGGAGTTGGTGATATATTTTCTCTTATTAAACATGATTCGCGAATGGCTCCTTATTTAAAAGGAGACTATTTCGTTAAATTAATAGAAGATATTTTTATATTATTCCATACTTTAAGTAAATCCATAACCAAGAAAGATTATCTTATGTCTATAACTATTTTCGTAAAATTACGTTGTATGAATTCTAGTCTTATAAATACCATATATGAGAAATTTATGAGTATTTTAGATACAAGAATTCCGGAAGATAAAGAGTATCAACTACAAAGCTTTGAACCTGTTTTGAAAGATCTAAGATTTTATCTTGATTCATATTCCTCTGTTAAAAATACTGAAGTATATAAGAAAGTTTACCGTTGTGTTATGTTTCTTCTAAGTATGTCCTTCTTCGAAAAAGTTGGAATAACCTTAGATTCAATGGATTATACCCGCTTAGAGAAAGAAGCTCTTAGAAAGAAATATCATATGGGTGCCGATTTTATACATTGTATGCTCGATACATCTCTTTTTTTAATAGAAAGAGGATATCAATATGTTAAGACTGGTAAACTTTCGAGTATTTTTCATGGAGAAAAAGCTTATGAAAAATTCTTTGATGAAACTCTAGTCATTAAGAAACAATCTCAATTATTGAATGAACCTGAATTGCATGGTTTTTCAGAACCAGACTTTTTGGAACGTTTAGATTGTTTAATTGAACAAGGTAAAAATATCACTAAATATACTAATAATATGAGTGATACTGATAGTAAATTTGTTAAATCTATAACTAATGATATGGAAATGATTAAAAATAATCTTATGTCTAAGAGTAGAGCACGTGATACTAGAAAAACCCCTTTTGCTTTATTAATATTTGGAGATTCTAGTATCGGTAAATCTTCCTTAGTTGATATGATATATCATCATTATGGAAAGCTTAAAAATTTACCTACAGATGCAAAATATAAATATGTTCGAAATCCTATAGCAAAATATTGGGATGGTTTTAAAACATCACAATGGTGTACTGTTATAGATGATATAGCTTTTTTGAAACCTAATGCTTCTCCAGCAGGTGATCCTTCAACATTGGAGGTAATACAAATAATTAATCCTACTCCATTTGTTCCTGATCAAGCTGCTTTAGAAGATAAGGGCAGAATACCTTTTCGAGGTGAACTTGTTATAGCCACTACTAATACTGAAAATTTAAATGCATATCATTATTTTTCGTGTCCTTCTGCAGTTCAACGTCGTTTACCTTATATAATTGATGTTCGTCCTAAAGATGAATATAAAACTGATTCGGGAATGTTAGATAGTTCCTTGGTTAATGAAGAATTTGGTGATTATCCAGATTTATGGATATATACTGTTAAAAAAGTTAATCCCACATCAGCAAGATTATCCGTACGTCTTAATGCAGATATTGAAACTATACATGAAAATATAGATTTACACGACTTTTTATCTTGGTTAAATAAAGCTATAGCTCAACATGATTGTAATCAAGAAAAAGTTCAAAATTCTCTTGATAAATTGAAATCTGTTGTGTTGTGTGGCACATGTAAATTACCCCCTTCTGTTTGTAGATGTAATTTTCAAACACAATCCGAAATCACCGAATACGTCCATGCAGCTTTTTTAGGATTTCTAATTCCATTTTGTTTTCGTCTAACACAAATAGCAATAGAATATCTTATAAACTATATCTTATATTTTCTGTATATATCATATATCCAATGGCCTTTATCTAGATTCTTTTTGGAATTGATGTGGAAAACTGGTGCTATCAAGTATTATGCTAATCACAAACGTACTAAATATATACGTAAAATAAAAGATCAAGTTGATAAAATTCGATTCTCTCGTATTGGATCTCGTATTCAGAAATCCATAGGATATCCTTGGTTCTTTACCTTCTTAGCCGGAGGTATTGTAACCTTTGGAGTATTATATAAGATGTACAGAATACATTCTAGTGTAGGTGATGAAGATAAACCTGTAGGTAAACCATTAGAAATTAAGGTCAATATGCGAAGTGATCGAGACTCTGATGATGATTCTTTATTTTCTGATGATTCATGTCCTGATCATTTAAATCCAGAAAGATTTAAGAAGTATACAAAACACGCTGGAATTTCCAATGATATTGGATCATCTCCGGAACCTACATCAAAACAGAGAGAAAACGTGTGGTATAAAAATGATTTTCAATTGACATCTTTTGATGTTTCAACTAAAACAACAGGTTTTAATGGTTTATCACATAAAGCAATATGTGATTTATTACTTAAGAATTGTTATTCAGCTCGTTTGATTAGTAAAAGAAGTTATATGTCCACTAAAATGTTTTGCATTGGTGGAAGAATTTTTCTTATAAACAAGCATTCTTTAGAAAATATGGATGAAATCTTCGATTTAGAGTTAGTTGCACAATCGCATAAAGATGGTGTAACTCGTAATCGTAGATTTCCAGTTAACAAATCTTCTTTTGTGTGTGATGATACAGATGTTGCTTTAATATCGCTTCCTCTTATGGATGCTCATAAAGATTATACATCTTTATTTGCTTCAGATACTTTTCAAAGTACACAAAATGGATATTTACTTTGTAGATTTGAAAATGGAGAAGACGATGTTCAACCTTTCTGGCGAGCCCATTATTTTGGGGGTTTTACTTGTCCCCAATGGGAAAAACCTATAGCTGTTTGGGAAGGATTAACTGATAAACCTACTATTAAAGGAATGTGTGGATCTATATTTGTTTGTATGAGTGGTCTTGGACCAGTTATACTTGGAATGCATTTTTTGGGTTATGATAATAGAGCTGTTAGTTTAGCAATAACTAGATCATATTTGGAAAATAGATTACAACATTTTGATGAACCCATAATTCAATGTGGCACTCCTGAATTAAGTAGTGTAACAGCTACCATGACTTTAGGTGATCTCAATAAGAAGAGTCCTTTAAGATATATATCTGAAGGTCATGCCAATGTTTATGGATCTTTTATTGGATTTCGTGCATCTCCTAAATCATCCGTCGAACCTTCACCTTTGAGTGAGGAATTGCGACCACATGGTTATGAAATACGTTATGGAGCACCTGTTATGACAGGTTGGGAACCTAAACGAAAGGCTTTAATTGAAATGGTTAATACAGTTGAGAGAATGGATGAAAATATTTTAAAAGAATGTTCGAATTCATTTCTCAATGATATTTTGAAATCTATTCCTCAAGGTGAATTAAAACAATGCATGGTTTACGATAATTTTACAGCTGTCAATGGTTGTGCTGGAATTTCGTATGTTGATAAGATGAATAGAAATACAAGTGCTGGTAATCCATGGAAGAAAAGTAAGAAATTCTTCATGAAATCTATATCAGCTCGTGGTGAAAATCTTGATCCAGTTGAATTTGATTCTGAAATCATGGATCGTGTTGATATTATTATAGAGAAGTATAGAAAAGGTGAAAGAGCTCATCCAAATTTCTGTGCACATCTTAAAGATGAAGCAGTTTCTTTCAAAAAGATAAAAGAGTGTAAAACACGAGTTTTCACTGGTGCTCCAGTCGATTGGTCGATTGTTGTTCGAAAATTCTTTTTATCATCTATCCGTTTATTGCAAAATAACAGATTTGTTTTTGAAGCTGCTCCAGGAACTATTGCTCAATCTCTTGAATGGGAGGAAATTTATAAATATTTAGTCCAACATGGAGAGAATAAAATTGTTGCTGGAGATTATGGAAATTATGATAAAGCTATGATGTCTACAGTTATTTTAC